GTTAACTTACTATCTCACGAAGAGATTAGCCAAAATAAAAATGAAAAAACACGAATGAAAATCAAAAAGATAAAACACTCAAAAACAAAAATCATAAAACAAGGGTGTTTACTTACTACTCTACAATTAAGCGAGTTAGCCCTAGAAAAAATGAATAAAGAAACAGAAAAGACTACACTCAATGATAAAAAAAAGAAATCACCGAGGGATAATCATCTCTTCTTTTTCTTTTTACCACCGCCAGCCAACTTAGAAAGAATTTTTCCACCAGGAACAAGACTTTGCATTGCTGGCATGGCGATTTCAGCGACGGTTGAAATTGCATCATTAAACCAGTCGCCCCACCCATTAAATCGAACTTCAACGCCAATTGGCGAGGCGTGAGTCAGTTTCGCATATAAAAGAAGAGCATTTGGGTCATAAACTGGACTAGGCGTAGCCAAAGTCTGTAATAAACTTCCTGAAGTAGGAAAACTTTCGATTATATAACGAACATTAACAGTTAATGTGGATTGATTTGTTAAACCTGAAAAAATTGCTCCAAACTGGTCATACTCAGTCCAATTTTGATTCAAAGGACAATATGCAAGAACTGAACTATTACTAGTTACAGGAAACTGTGGCATTTGAGGACCATAGAAAGTAGTATCTCCAGGCGTATTTAGATATGACAACCATTGAGTAAAATTACCCAAATTAGTTGGCATCTCATGAGAGTGTATTGTTGGAATAACATAACAACCCTCTTTAGCATCCCATTGTCTAGAGGAAGTGAGCAATAAAGCTTCACTAGCCGTCGATGGGGGAGCCTCCATTATTAGAGTACTAACCGTAGTATTACTACTAGTCACAGAAGTGGAATTATAGTAAACACAACCGGAAGCACTCAAATAATTTTGTATTGGTTGCTTATAAACAATTACTGAACCATTTTTATAAAGCTCAGCTGTTGTGTTATAAACTTCAAATCCTTTAGCAACCATTCTCCAAGGATTTTGCATATACTCAAGAGGCATAGTAACTCCAACTTGAGAAAGTACTGTTCCAGTAAATATGTCAACATTATTCGCAGATGAACCAAACACATAAGCTTGAACTCCACCACAAAAAACATTACCATTACTTAATGATTGAGGATTATTAAACCTACCATTAACTATTGCTCCCGAAGAATCTCCTGGTGCTGACCATGAAATATTAGTCGGTTTACCACCAGCACCAATTGGACCCATAAAAGGAAAATCAACAATATGACAATCATAATTATCAAAATAATTTCCAGGAGCAGAAACAGTAAAAGTTTGGGTAACTATCTGGAGAACTGAAGATTGTCCATTTGAATCTGGATAACCAATTAATTCTAGTCTAGAGTCATGGAACGGGTCAAAAGCGGCTATTAACCAATTCTTACCTTGTTCAGTCAAACCACGCTCTTCAACCAACTGCTCCAGAATATACTCACTCCTCTTAACTGAGGATTTATTCGATCCCATTGTATGTTGGGACATTTTCGAAGATTTTAAAGATTAGAGCTAAACTGTTTCTTACCTTTCTTACGATTCACTTTCTTTCTGGCTTCGCCCGGTAATAAAGGTCCAATAAAATTTCTTTTATTAGATTTCTTTTTATTAACCTTAGGACGAGATTCACCGGGAAGAAGAGGACCGATAAAATTCTTCTTTTTATTATTCTTCTTCTTAGCAGACTTAACAGTTTTAACTACTGTTTTTTTTACTGCTTGCTTACCAATTACAGATTCAAGTAACTTAACAGGTAAACAAATGGAAACTCCCGAGCTATTTAAGAGCGTTTGGAGTTTTGACATAAATCTTCTTTATGAACTATTATATAATCACTGTTTAGAATTGTAGGAAATCCAGCAGTAATTATTGCTTTATCAATATTACAAAGGATAGAACTAAGTTTTTTATCGATGATACTAACTGTGAAATTTTCGTAACACAACTTCTTATTTGAATCAATAGTAGCAAGAACAAATCTTAGATTATTACCTTCCAAAGATTTAATAGTAACGTTATTCATTAATAGGGACTTTTAAATTGGCTTAGCTAATTTAATTTCCTACCAACATTTTATGCATTTCTAGATTAAATGGGAGCTCTTTATTAGACTCAAAACCCATATAAAGATGGTCTAGAACAACATCATCTAAACGAGTTGTCCAAATATCCTCCATCTTAATGAATTCACCATTTTTAAGATCAATCGAACCAACTAAGTGGGTACGATAACGTGAAATTATAAAACGCTCAAACTTAAGGAGCATTTTAATCATCACTTTATCAGCCCAACACTCAGTTCGAAAAGCAAAAATTCGCAAAAGAACCCAACGTGGATCTGCGTTACTATGTCCAGCCATCAATGAAGAAAACATTTTATTACGATTCATAAACGGTAAATAAATACCATTCTCATTCTTTAAAAAACGAGTCGACATAAATTCACTATCAAACACAGGTACGAACTCCATTTCCTCGAGAGTTAATTTTATTCCAATTTCTGAGTAATAATTTGACAACTCAAGAAAAGTAAAACTAAAATCTCCAAACGGATCCAAACCCATTAATGAATCGTCGCCTAAAACTACTGCCCTAATAGCAGATAGAAGGCCACTATATGAAGGTTCGCGACCATTCGCGACTTCATGCCTATAATAAGCATAGGCTAAAGCGCCAACTGAGACGCCAGTATTATCAATTATTGTACTTGCCTGACCGGAGGTGTTACCCATAGTCTTTACAACTAAAGTTCCATCCTCCAAAACGAGCATTGAATAACTGATATTATTATATATAAAGTTTAAAACTTTACGACATAATTTTAAATCATAGCTAAGATCATAGGATTCAATTCTGAGTTCTATCATCCATTGTAAAAGAAACCTAGCTATGGTTGTATCGAAGGCCTGACCATCGACACTAATTGATTTCGTAAATTCACCAAAGTACTCAATAATTCGATGCCAGCCAAAATGATATTTTGAATAACCAACTTTAGAAAAAGTATGATTAAATGCTAACATAAAACGATTATTGAAATCTAAACAGTACTTATTTTGCAATACTACAAAATCAACACATGCAGCTAAAAAAACTCGAATCTTAGGTACTTCTAAGTCGAGTTTATCATTAGCACGCATCTCATGCTTTTGGCTCACCTGCCAAAAAACACGGAAATCGGGATTATTAAAAGCAACTTCTTCAAGTTGCTCCACGATTTCAACCCAATTTTCTAATTGAAAAAAATCTTTCTTAGTTGCCATACTAAGAAGGATACTGAAAGGATAACCATTAATAGCATTCTTATTCATAGAGGATTTAACATCCTCCCAATGAACAATTTTTGAATTACTAGTAAAAGGCAGAAACATCCTTTTCAGAAAATTTTGTGCAAATTGCATAGCTTCAGAATTAGCTATAGTGCTTGGCAATTTGCTAAATTTCTGAACGGCAACATAACCACTATCTAAAGTGGGCCTACATTGCCTGTGAGTTAACTTCATGTCATAGTTATCATTAAGATAATCTTTACTATGAAGCCATGAAAAGACTGTGCTATTAGGCTTAGTCTTAACATTTTTAAAGTGCACTCGGCGGTCACACCTACCTAGATACTTAAATCCAGGAGAGTTGCCTTCCAAGTACTTTATATAATGAGGTGTTTTTTGTGCACAAACATCAAATCCGATGGAGATGCCTAACAAACTTTCATAATACTTAATTGTATTCAAAGGTTCGACGGCCTCCAACCGTCTTACAAGTTTTTTCGCTTGTAAGGTTTTTGTAAATGCATCACAACCTCTTTTGACAAATATAAACACATATTTCCTTGAGCGGAACCAATTAAATGCAAACCACAAAGCTTTGCTGTGCCGGCTATATAGACTCCAGCACTACAATCGCCAAATTTTGTGGTAAAATTGTACATTAAGTGGGTAGGATTGGTCAATGGTGAAATTACTGTCACATTACCAGACGAAACCAATTGTCTAATCGGTTCGTCTTCTGAGTAGCAGCTCATCCAAACTTGCTGACCTTCCTTTATTTCCGATGAATTTACTTTTAATTGAGGTATCTTAACATTGCTAGGAGCTGGAATAAACATTAAATTATCGCCGGCTTGAAACTGACTCATATCTATTTCAAATAAGTCACTAACATCTATTAAACCAGAATCAAAGATTTTGTTACTTATTCGGACTTTCACTGCTTGTTCTAAGCTATGTTTCCAAAAGAAAATCCGATTTGAAAATATAGTTGCACAGCAAGAAAAAATCTCCTTATCTGAGTCACCTATTAACTTAGTGACTCTGAAAATTGAAGACTCAACTGAACTAGGATCAACTTGTAAATTGTTGACCATGACAGCTTCCTGAACAACTCCAGATTTTTGAGCTTCTCGTTTTCTAAGCTTCTGTTGACGCTTAGAATTTGGATCAGCAACTGGCTGTTTTTTATGGGAATAGTTACAAGTTCCAGCAGCAAGAAATGGACAACTAGCCCCACGTAAACACATGGTGCTTTTAGTGTCTTTCTTAGTCATTATCTGCTTTGGCTTATACTTGTCAACTATTTCCTTATTAACCTTCTCGAGTTCCGCGGTACGTTCTTTATACCACTCTAACTGATTAGTACCGTTCATATTAGGAACTTCGGAAGGGGGAATCAAATTTTCATTTGATTTCTTACGAGGTTTAATTGGAATCGCTTCCAATTCCACCTGATTTCCTGTGACATCACGGATCCAATGACGATACTGATAATTTAACATATCAACCTCGTCTTTTGAAGGAACGGCATTATGAACAACATAGTTGAACACTGCCTTAGGATATTCCTTCTTTCCGATTTTAAATGTCACGAAATCAACAAATTTTCTTCCATAGTCATTTTTTAAAGGTTCGATATAATCATTATCGAAATAATCGACTGCTTGATTACGTCCTTGAGCCTTAACTTGGAAAAACTTGTCTATTACCGGATCAGTGAGTTTAAGATTATCACCCCTACCAATAGTAACGTGTTCATGAGTTTCTTCATCAACATAATCGTAATTTCTATGGCGACGGGAGACTTTCTTTACTTCTTCATCATCACGATCCTCTCCCCAGTTTTTTCCACGTTGGGGTTTTTCTGATGAAACATCAATCATCAGAGATATTGGTTTATGTTCCAAATCATACTTGATCTGAGCCGATTCTAATAGAACTCCATTAATTTTAACTGCTTGACCATTAACCCCCGTTACTCTACCATCCTGACCAATAACTATTTCCATAGTACCATCAAGTGGTTGAATATTTTTAATCGGTGGAGTTTCAGGTGAAGACTTAGTAATTAAGGTACCACCACCAATCACCTGGGAAACAACAGTTTCCTTGGCGGAGGGTATTACAACCAATACATTTCCTAAAGGATTCGCTTCAAGAACTTCCTCTTTCTTCTCTTCTTTAGTTTCCTCTTTAACCTCTTCAACTTTAATAACTTTTTCAGAATCAATTAACCTGATTCTTCTTTCAGTTAACCAAATTATAAGAGTACTTAAGAAACCAACTATAAAAATAAACAAGACGAAATCCTTCCTGCAAACCCAACTGAGGAGGCCACGAAGGCTAAATTCAAAGTTTGAACCTAAAAAATTATTAATACAGCTTTTAGCTTTTACTACCAAAACTGAATATATAGTTTTAACTGGTTCGTCAACTATTGAAACTTTATTACCATCTTCATCCTTATCTTCAAATAATTTGTCTAGACCTAATCACTCATTATATCCGTATCACAATCACTTGCGATACAAGAGCAATCACTGTCACAACAAAGACAATTATCCATTTGACAAGAACAATGGCTACTAATTCCATCACTCTCAGTGTCAGATTTATTTATCTCACCACTGAGTGTGTCACTACAATTAGAATCACTATCATACTTTGATTCCTGATGCGCCCATATTTGATCAAGCGTTACAGGACGTGGTTCAGCAAAATCTAACCCACGAGTTAGTCTTGGTTTAACAAATTTAATTTTATCATTAGCAGGCTTAAAGAATTTATTATACAATAAATCTTTTAAACCACTAACATCACCATAAACTAAACTTATACCAGACAATATCGATATTAACATACCACTATACATAGCAACATTATTCCATTTCTTTCGAGCTTTATCAGGAGTTTCCTGAGCAAGAAAAAAAGGGATCATAACCATGCTTAAACGGTCTAATATCGAATATCCAACCAAACGAACCGATTCTAAATTCTGTTTACGTAATCGATTAACATAGTTAAACACTAAATAAAACAGATAAGTTACGACTGAACCGAAGAAAACAATAAACACTTTCTCTGCATAACCGAGAAAACTCTTACTAACATTGTTGACTTCTTTAACTGTCGCAACTATTTTATCAGTATTAACATTAACTGTGTCACTCAATAATTCAGCAGTATCACTAACTTGGTTAGAAATCTCGCGTAAATTATTAGTACTATTATTTGCTATAATAGCAACGTCGATTACTGCTTTTTCAACAACATTCCTGACTTCGTTGACATTTCTATCAATACAATCAGAAGCATCATCTACAGCATTGGAAACAGTAGTGGACAGTGTTTTTTCCAAGCTACCAAGTCTTAAATTAACTGTATTTAAATAACCTTGGACTTGATCACTCACTGACTCGGTGAATTCTCTCATTCTTAAAAAACACGCTATGAGCGTGACAAAAAATAAAGCTAAGAATATCAACATATTTTCGTCTATGTTTCCATTCAAAGCATGTTGAATAGCATTTCGAACTTCACGTGAAATTGCCCATCGGTACATAATTATTACGTTCTGAAAATTAGAAAACTCGTCAAGAAATTCAAGAAGAGTAATTTCATCCATTAGTAATAAATCTTCCAACTGATCGGGATTCCATTCAGTCCAAGTCAACTCCTCGTCTAATTCCTCAAGAGTTTGAGAAATAATCCGAGTTTCATAATCAAACAACGAAATTGGTACTTCCACACGTATCAATTCATCATCATCGCTATCACTTTCCTTAAGTTCTTGAGATTCATAATCAGTATCATCACTATTTTTCTCATCTACCTCACTAAGCAGATTACGCAAGTGATTGACATAACGTCTATTTTCAAGCGTCTGATTTGAAACATAGTTCTCAAGAACTAAAGTTTCGGAATCATGTTCATCGGTGACCGAGATTGTGTCAAGAATTCCCAATAAACTATTCCTTTGAGATTCAAAGAAATCACTCTTTGAATCATCACTTTCGTTATCACTTTCAGATAACCTAGCAGCAAAATCGTCGACAAAAGAGTCTTTATTCTCTTCATCTAATGGTAAACCATTACCATTTTCTGCATGTTGACGTTGATTACGCTGTATTGCCAAATAATCGTTATATTCAGAGTTATTAAACGCATTCCGTTTAAGAAAAAGCATTAACAATAACTCACTATTAAAACGAATTAATTGAGGATCCCATCTTTCCAATACTTCTGGATGAACTGTTGTGAGATAATGAAGAAAATATCCCTCATCACTTACAAAATCAAACCAAACAGGATCGACGAAACCATTTTCGGGAGAACCCAAAAATATATTTTTAATTCTACGGTAACTATTAGAAATTTGACTCATTGACCTACCCATCATTACTGGGGTTGGTCGCTGAATTCCTATTAATCGCTGAGCGCGGTAACCTGG